CGCGAATGGCATTACGGCCAGCGGCACCATGCGCCGCACCAACAGGTCGGACACATGGCCGCACCAACCAGCATTGCAGAGCAGATGTTCAAGCTTGCCAACGGAGGGCCGTCCACACATGGGGCGAAAGCAGAACTTCCGCTTTCGATGGCCGCTCGCTTTCGTGTAGAAAGCCATTCTACACGAGCGCGGCATAGCCAGGCGCGCGCGTGCCGCACGACATGGCCGCGATATGGCCGCCTCTCCCACCAACCTCGATCTGTCCCGCCTCGCCGCGCCGATCTTCGTCGAGCAGCTGACGTTCGAGACGATCCTCGCGCAGATGATCGCCGAGGTGCAGGCGCGGCTCCCGACCTTTGATGCCGCGGTCGACAGCGACCCGGCGGTAAAGGTGCTGCAGGTCGCCGCCTATCGCGAGATGCTGATCCGTCGCTGGTTTCAGGACGCCGCGTGCCAGATGCTCGTCGCATACGCGACCGAGGCAAGGCTCGATCATCTGGGCGCGCTGGTCGGCGTCCCCCGGCTCGTCCTTGCTCCGGCGAACCCGCAAACGGGTGCCGCGGCGATCATGGAAAGTGACGAGGCCTTTCGCGCCCGCATCGTGCTGGCACCGGAAAGCTTCACCTCTGCCGGGCCGGAGCTCGCCTACGTTTCGCATGCGAAGCGGGCGAGCGGTGATGTGCTGGATGCCAGCGCCACCTCGCCTGCACCTGGGCAGATATTAATCTCTGTCCTGTCGCGGCATGGCGACGGCACGGCTTCCGCGGAGCTGATCGGAACCGTTCACGCGATCGTGACCGACAAGGCCATCCGACCGCTCGGCGATCACGTCGCCACCGCCTCTGCCCGGATTGTGCGCTTTGCCGTCACGGCCTCGCTGGTGACCTTTGCCGGGCCCGACGTGACGATCGTCCTCGCGACCGCGCGCGAGGCGCTGAACCGCTACCTCGCCGACAACCGCAAGCTGGGCCGCACGATCACCCGCAGCGGGATCACCGCCGCGCTGAGCGTTGAGGGTGTTCACCGCGTCGACCTCGCGGCCCCGGTGGACGACGTCGTCTGCGATCCTACTCAGGCCAGCTGGTGCACCGGCGTTGACGTAACTCATGGCGGATACGCGGCATGAGCTTGTTGCCGCCCAACGCCACCCGCTTCGAACGGGCGCTTGAAGCCGGCACGAACCGGATCAGCGACGTCACGGCGCCGATCGACACGTTGGTAAACCCGGCGACGATCGACGCTGGCGTGTTGCCATGGTTGGCTTACGGCTTCTCGGTCGACTTTTGGGACGCTGCATGGCCCGAGGCGATGAAGCGCCGGGCGGTCGCTGAGTCGATCGCGCAGCACAGGATCAAGGGGACACGCGCTTCTGTCGAGCACGTCCTTGCGCGGGTCGATGGCCTCGCCCGCGTCATCGAAGCTCGCGAGGATCCCGCCCGGCTGGCGCCGCACACCTTTGAGGTGGATCTTCCCCTCGTTGTCACGCCAGGCGCCGATGGCGGCGCGCGCGCAGGTGCCGCGATCGTTGACGACATCATCGCACAGGTGACGGCGGTAAAGCCGCTCCGCGAGCATCTGACCGTCGTCCAGTCGCTGATGCTGCAAAGCGACGTCGGTGTGCAGGGCAATGCCCGGCTCGCCGCCTACACGCGCGATGACGCGTCCTTGCTCATCGATCCGTCCGAACGGTGGGAATTCTACCTGACGACCGAGGAGGGCGAACCGCTTCAGGCCGAAGCCGGCACCCTGTTGGACACCGCTCTATGACCAAGCTCACCCTCATGATCACCAGGGCCGGCCAGGCGCGCTTCACTGCCGCCCAGCTCGACGCCGACATCAACCTCGGCATCACCACGATCGGTCTCACAGATGCGCCGTTCGTGTCGGCACCGACGCTTGAGACGCTGCCGGGCGAGTTCAAGCGGCTCGCCAGCATCTCTGGCGAGCAGGTTGGCGACAACATCGTTCACATGACGATCCGCGACGAAAGCGCGGACGGTTACACCGCGCGAGGCTTCGGCCTGTTCCTCGCCGACGGCACCCTGTTCGCTACCTATGCACAGGAACAGCGCCTGTTCGAGAAATCGCCACGTGCCGTCTTCCTCGCCGCGATCGACATCGCCTTTCCCGCCGGCGATGTCACCGAGCTGACGTTCGGCAATACCGACTTCCTCAACCCTCCAGCCACGACCCAGCGCAAGGGTGTCGTGCGGCTGGCGACAACGGCAGAGGTTGACGCGGGTACGGCCACGGAACCGGCAGTCACCCCCGCCGCGCTCCGCAGCATCCTGCCGATCGGCGCTGTTATCGCCTGGTACGGGACGGCAGAGACCGTTCCCGCCGGATGGGCGATCTGCGACGGACGTGAGATCCAGCGCAGCGACGGCGCAGGCAAGGTCAAGACGCCCGACCTACGCGACCGTGTCGTCGTTGGCGCCGGCAATCGCCAACCAGGCACAACGTTCGGCGCGACCGACAAGAGCACGTCACAAGCCGGCGCCCACAGCCACACGGTTCAGGTTTCGGGTGAAACCGGGGCCGCAACTTCCGGCGCAACGCTGTCCGTGGCGCGCAAGGTTGATACCGCTGGCGGCGGCAGTGACGACGTGATCAGGTCTGTCAGCCTGAACGAAACGGCGCACACCCATGCCGTGACGCTGAACGGCGGCACCTCAAACGAGGGTGCGCACACCCACACCATCGACGTCACCCAGCCGTCGATGGCGCTTCTATTCATCATGAAGGTCTGACCATGGCGAAGATCACCGCCTTGCCCGTCGCTGGCGCGCTTGATGGCACCGAACATCTGCCCGTCGTGCAGGGTGCTAACACGAAGCGTGCAACGCTCGCTGCCTTTCGCGACCTCATCATTCCCTTCGTTCAAAACTACTACAAGGGTGACAAGGGCGACACCGGCGCGTCGGAGAACACCTACAATAGCTATGCTGCGTTGCAGGCATCTGACCCGACCCGCGATTCAGCGCGGCTGGTCGGCGATATCGATGTCCCACCGCGGCCCGACGGACCGTACAACAATCCGACGCGCACGATCGGCGGCTGGGTTCCGCAGGGGGCTGCGGGCATCGTCTTCGGTGATCGGACGGTCGAGGATCGGCTTCTCGAAACCGTTTCGCTTAAGGACACCCGCTTCGCGGGCGGTTGCAAGGGCGACGGCGTCTCTGATGATACCGCGGCGTTCCAGGCGGCAGTTGATGATCTTGCCGCGCGCAACGGCGGAAAGATCATCATGCCCCCGGGCGACTATGTCACCGGCACGATCTACTTCCCCTATGAACGGTCAATCATTGTCGAAGGCTGCGGTCCAGTCGCGTCCCGTTGGGTCATGCTGTCCCCTACCCAGCCGGTTGCGCGCGTTCCCCGCACGACCAGCAACAGCCGCAACCATGGTTGCCAGTTTCGCAACTTCGGCATCGTAGCACACAGGCTTTGCCGCCCGACCAATAACAAGCACATCGCGTTCGATGCGATCGGCTTCAACGACGTGAAGTTCGACAACATCCGGTATTTTGATAATGCCGGAGGTTCGGTCGGCATCCTGTTTTATACGGCAGCAGGTCCGCAGCTGACCTACAATCAGTATTTTCGCAACATTTCGTCGTTCCAGAACTACGGCCCGGGCTACGTTATCAAGACTGGCTTCGACGCTGATCCGGACGCCGTTGCCGGCCCCACCTCTTACCTGACAAATACCAACCTTCTCCACGTCGACGGGTTCTGGGTCTATGCCAACGTTGGCATGAAATCGGCATTCGATCTGTCGTGCTGCACGAATTACACTGTTCGTCACGGACTCATCGAGAGCGTGGACGGGGACGGTATCATTCTTGGGGCGGCGGGGGTTGTGGAAACCTGCTGGCTGGAGAGTATCGGCGGAGATTACATCCACTTTCAAAACAATCGCGGCTCCGTAGTCTCGTCGGGTAATCGACTTTCGACTATCATGCTCAGCGGGATCAGCGGCACCACGCACATCCCGCTCGACTGTTCCAATAACATCATAGAGAACACCTATGGCAACGACTTCCAGGTGTCGCGCGCCGACCATTTTGCCGGAAACATCATCTCGAACTCGCAGGCGCTAGGCGGCAAGCCGACGATGACCAAGGCGTTCGGCAGCGGTAACAGCGACCTGAACATCGTTGAGGTTCCCGATACTGCTGTGATGGTGTCGCGGATCGATGGCATGTGGAACATCGTGTTCCGCTTCAAACCCGCCACGGTGGGACGGCACGGGCTGAACATCAATCCGCCCTCTGGCTACGCCAACAAGCGCCTGCAGGCGGCCTGCTACGATCCCGCGAACGGCGCCGGCTATATGACCAATGTCATCAGCAGATCGCAGATCTACGTCGACTGCACGAGCACGGCTCCGGTCGATGTCTTCGTGCAGGTCGCCTACGAATAAGGATCACCACATGACCTTGGAAGAAGCACAAGCAAGCATCGGCGTCAGCGTGCGGGACGGCCAGAAGCTTC